CCATCTGAGCAATCTCACCAAAATAGTCAGAATTTGTGATACCTTCCACAACAGATGACTTACGGAAAGCAAGCTGTACCTGTTTGGAATAGATGATAGGACTGAAATTACCGTTGGGTAAATTTCCGTGTCCTGCCGCAGTTTGAAAAGCCATGTTAAATCCTCCTCACTTTTCAAGGTCACAGATACAAATTACAATTACTGATACAGGGGCTAATTTAGTTCTAGGTGCAGATGTACATTCTGGGCTAGTTAAACTAGGTTATTCTCATCATATTGCTTTTTGTCGAAAATATATACACTTATAAGTAGTCCATAAAGGGGTTATGCGTGTATATTAATGTATATACATAGTTATACATATATTTTTAAAAATGTCAACACTTTTTTTATCTAGCCGATCCAGATACATCATAGATAAACTTACCTGTTCGGATAGCTTCCATGACTTCATCTGCTCGTCTTTCATATTCCTGTGAAGACATTTTTTGTACTTGAGACTCCTTCAGATATGAAGATTCTTCATTTGTCTGAGGTTTAGTTCTCGTTGACTTTGTGTTTGTAGCAAAAGCTGCATCTTTACTGCTTGACTTCTTTTTGCTGATACCTTTGTCAGCTTTGTATAAGTCTATAGCACGAGAAGCTGACTTTGCATCTGTATCATTATCATATAGAGCTTGTTGAACCCACTTTGGTTGTTCTTCTGCCCAGTTATGAAAATCATCACTTTCCCTGATATCAGCAAAATCAGGATGCATTTTTAATAACTCAACTTCAGCCTTTTCCTTCGTAGCTGAATGTTGCATCTCATTGATCTCTTTGATTTTGTTTTCAAGACCTTCGGCTTGCTCAAGAGATTTTTTGATAGCTATTGTTTCAACGACTGCTGCAATGTCAGGATATTGCTTTGTCCATGCTTCGATGTCCTCATCACTGCTAGGAAGTTTTATTTGTTTTTTAGTTGCTTCATCTAGCTGTGACTTTAGAACTTTGACCTGCTCCTGCAGTTCAGTCTCTTTTTGCTGAGAATACCTACGCAGATCACCATAACGCTTTTTAAACGTCTTTTCTTCTGCACTGGTTGGTTCAGGCTCTTTGTCCTCTTTTACCTCTTCAGCCTTTTGTTCCTCAGTTGTTTCGCCTTTTTGTTCGGCAAGAAGTTTTTCTAACTCCTCTTCGTCTTTTTTAATCCTATCATCTCTTGAATATTTTCGAGATGCTAATGCCATCACCTTTTTAGGTGTAGCGTCTTCAACCATTACATTTGGTTCTGCCATTTACTTTACCTTTCGTTAGGGCTAACTGTTGCCATGTTGATGGGGAGTTAGGTAGCCAACATATTGTGGATTTATTTTTTACGTGATGAAGCCAATCCACCCTTCTTCATTCTCTTTGGTTTAGCTTTAGGTGAAGCTATACCACCTTTCTTCAGTCTTTGTGGTTTCATAGGTTTAGTGGGTACACCTCCAACATAGAAACCTCTAGCAACTCTTTGAGCATCTTCCATCTGTTTCTCAAATGCTACGTTTTGTGCCACAGTATCTAAGTCACCTTGACCTGCCGACTCTTCTGCCCTTTGAATTAAATCTTTCTTTGGTTCTCTTCCTGTTTGACCAAATCCTGCTCTGTTCCTTGCGTCTTGTTCAGCTTTGCTTCGAACATCTTGCACGTTTTGTTCCATTCTACCCAACTGAGCTTGAGTTAAATTTTTTGGATCTGTGCTTCCGTATAATAACATTCTGTCCATACTTGTCATTGGCATTTTAGACTGAGCTTTTGTCTGTAGAGCTTCTTCAAATTTAGATAGATCCTCTGCCCCCACCTTTGTTTGTTCTCTTCTTTGCTGAGTAATTCCCTTGTCCTCTTTTTTATCAGGAGTCTTTCCAGTAATTCTATCTATTTCATCTTGTGCTTGTTTTCTTTGTTGCATAGCTGCTTGTTGTTTATCATATCTATCTCTTTCAGATTTGCTCATGGCTTCTTTCATTTTAGCTATGCTTCTAACTTTACCTGAAGTTGCTGCATTTGTTATTGATCTAAAAGCTTTAGTTATTATACCATACAAAGGATTACCAAGTTTTATCTCTCCTTCTTTATACTTATTTAGTAAACCTTTTATTTCATCATCACTGTAGGCAGTGCCAAGACCTGTTACTTGCTGTAAATCATAACCAACATTTAATGCAACCTTTTCTAAAAATGGCATATTATAATAATTAGCAAATCCATTCTCTTTTCCAAATACGGCATCTCCACCAAGTTTTTCATACTCAGTAACTAAATTTTTATAACCACTTTCTTGTAATTTAAGAGGTTGCCCTTTTTCATTATACAACACATAATTTTTATCCCCATACAATCTTCTAGTTAAGTCCTCTGTTGACTTAGGAGCTTCAGGCATTGATAATGTTCCTGCACCATCCGTAGGATCTGCAAATTGTTTATCTGATCCCTCTTGCGTAGGTGTAGAACCAGAACTAGCTGCTATTGGGTCTATTTGCTGTTCCACTGGTGTATCATCTACAACATATCCCTCTGGTAATGGAAACATAGGCTCGTCACCCTCAAACGGATGCATTTCAAAATCATCTGGATTGTTTGGATTAACTATCTTCTTGAGAGTAACATCTCCACGAGTAGGAGCAGTCTTTAATGAGTCTCGTATTTCTTGTTTCTCTTCTTCTGTATACTCTGTCGGCTGTGTACCTGCTGTCACCTGACTTGTAAATCGTGGATCATCTAGCAGTCCTCCTGCTTGCAGTCCTACTGCACCACCTTCAGCCTTTTCTTCTTTCTCGTCATCTTCTTTTTTCATCTCGCCTGATATGACAACTAAGTCTGCCATACCAAATGGAACATCGTCTGGTATCTCAGCTTCTTCTGGGTTGCCAAGCTGTCCCATCTTTTCCATCATCTTCAAGCCTTGCTTGGCATCTTGACGCATCTTCATCAATGTTTCAAGACCAATGTATCGTACAACGTCTGCAGGAAAAACAAACTCACCCTCACTAAGCATTGTAGGTATATCGTCTGCAACTTCTTCTTTTAATGAACCTGATGGTACTTTGTTGCCTGACTTTGGTTCTGTTTCACCACCATCGTCCTGCATGCCACCTTCTTGCATGAAAGCCATATTCATTTGTTCCTGCATTGTCGTTCCTTTCTAGGTCTTTCCGTTTGCGTTTACACTATCCCTAAGTTGACGCAATCGTCTTAGCATCAAAATAGCACCTTGTGATCTATGCAGTATGACTAAATCGTTTGTCTGCTCCATAACTGCGTGGTTTTGTGCTATTAAAAAATTTATATAATCATTGAAGCTGTCCCATTGGTCCTTGTTGTTGACCAACGGCTTGAGCTTGCTGAGTAGCTTGTCCTGTAGGTTGTTCTGCATTTCCTGTAAATCCTTGTTCCTGTGGCAACGGTACTTGCCCTGTTCCTATAGTCGCACCACCTGCTCCAGTTGGATCTTGGGGATTTGCCCCTGCAGGAGGTTTCGGCTGTTGTGGTTGTTGCTGTTGGAATTTTTTCATGATCTCTGCTTGCAATGCAGCTTCGTCCATGTTGTTCGTCACCTTGTCTGGGTCTAGGTCTAGTGACTTGGCTATCTCTCTTATTACGTACTGAAACTTTGCAAACGGTGCAAGTGACTGATTGCTTGCCACTTGTAGAAACTGCATAAGTCTTTGGCTACGCACTTCGTTTGCCATCAAGCTTTCTGTACCACGAGCTTTCACTTCTAAGTCTCCTTTAGTCTTCTTGTCAAAATTAAACTGCATGTTAAATCTAAACAGACCTTCGCCTAATGGTCTAAGTAAATAATCATCTACATTCTTTATAACATTCTTTATGCCACCACTTGCTGCGTTCATCAGCATAGATATACCTGATGCTGTACGTCCCACGCCCATGACACCAGTTTGTCCGTGAGCAAAGCTTGGCAGTCCTGTACTTTCGTCTGCAAGCACTCTGGCTTTGTCAAACAGTTGCATGTTCTCGTTGGCTACATTTGGAAACTTTGTACCAAAGATTGCTTGACCCGGAGCGCCGCCCTGTCTTCTAAATATTTTTCCCGGATAGACAGAAAGATCTTGACCCGGTACTAAGTTTGTTTCATCTATCTCTATTAGCAGATTACCAGACATTACAGCATTGTCAACAGCCATTCGCATAAAACCGTTCATCAATGTTTGTGTGTCATCCATGTTTTCTGCAATACCCACACCAAAAAAGCTGTATGGATTGAGTTCGTATGGAGCAGCCATATATGGTATCTTTGCAGGTTTGAATGGATTAAGCACCATTCGTAACACTTTACTGTTGCATATCCAGATGTTTGCCTGTATTTCATCGTGATCTGCTATCTCTTCAGGAATATCTAATCCCTGCTCTTTTAGCATCATCGTATCTACCATGCCCCAATACTCTAACACTTCATATCGTGCTATTGCATGTTCTGGTGAATAGTCAGATAGATCATCTTCCCAGTATTCTTTATTGTAGTTCTCACCTAGTTCGATAGCTTCATCTATCATAGTATCTCTAAAGTGAGGTCTTTTCTTTAATGCACGTAGTTGTGATCGTGACATCTTGTGTCTCTCTATCACATACTGTGCTTCATCCATATTGTTTGCATCTGGATCAGGAAAGAAGTTCCATACAGATACATGTGAAACTTGTGGCACTGTTTTAAATACTGGTGAATACTCTCCATCATCACCCCAGTTAGGATATTCTTTGTCTATTGCAAAAGGTCCTTTCATTACACCTGTGCCAAACAGAGCCATCTCAAATGCTGTGCTTCTTAGGTGCTTGTTTGCATTTGACTCTTCTAACTGGTCATGTATCTGCTTCTGCATATTCTTTGCAGCAATCATTGCAGGACTGAATGTAATGGCTGTAGGTGTTTTACCCACACCCTCTCGTAGATTGTCTACATCGTCAAACTTACCTTCTAAAGGTCCTAGTTTGTCCATCAGGCTTTCTTTTGTAGAACCTGCAGGTAAATCTTTACCATCACCTGCAAAGCCATAAGGACTTTCCATATCGTCTAGTCTTCCTCGAATATTCTCTGGCTCTTTCGGATCAAAGCTTACATCTGATACCACACCCTCTGGTAGTTCTGTTGGCTCTACCGTAAGTGGAAACTTATTATTAGCAAACAGCACATCGACTATCTGCCCATATGCTGCAAGTGTTTTAGTCTTTGTTACCTTAATAAATACTCGTGACTTCTCTGCTTCTGTAAACTGTACATCAGAACCATATAGACCTCTGTAGTTCCTGTATGCTCTTAACCACCTTTGCTCGTCTTGCTCTCTGTAGTCATCAGCTTTCTTGTATCTATCCATAATGTATGGAATGATGTTAGAACTATTGTAATCATCTTGACTGTCAACCTCTGTATCTTCAATAGAAATTGATGAGTCATCCATAAATACTTCTTCGTCTATATTATCTTCAGCCATATTAATATCCAAATGTTGCGTCTGCTACAGGCATGTTATTTGTTTGTCTGCTTGCAGGATCATAATCAAATACACTAAACCGTGGTCTTGACATTATACCATATCTTAGAGCATCATACAAGTGATCTTCTGAGTTTGTGTCTATATCTTCTGGATTTTTTTTATCCAGTGGTATAGCAGGTAGTTGCGAGATGATGTTAGTACATGTGCTAAAAAAAACCAAACGTGGTTCTTCGGTGTATTCGTCAACTTGTAATCGTCTATGTATTTCATTTTTACCTGATACTCTACTTCCTCGACTTCTATCAGAAGGTCTAAACCTACAACCTTTCATAATCATTTGCTCTGCTAGGCTAGGTCCTGTGTCCCCTCGTTTGTGCCAGAGTGAACTATCCAACACTCCATACTTTATATTACCGTCTTCTGCTTCTTCATCTAATATCATATCAGCCAAGTCTGTAGCTAATACTTTTGATACGTACAACTCTCTGTATACTATCAGTTGTTCTGACGGAGCAACAGCAAACCATACAACGGCAGAATGACTTCCATACCCATAGTCGCATGCCCTAAACTTAACCCAGTTGCTAGGTATATGGAAAGGCTCAACCACATGTACGTTGCGATCAAACTCGGTGAAAGCTGCTCCTTCTTTAATATCCCAATCTCCTTCCAGTAGTTGTCTTCTTTGCTGTTCAGGAAGGGATAGAAGCATTGCTTCATAATCGCCCTGAGATGAGAGATAAGGGTTATCTGTAAGTCGAGCAGGTATAAACCTACGTTTGAATAGTGGCTGTCCTGCTTTGCTGTGTCCTGCAGGATACTTGAGTTCTTCTCCACTTTCAATGTCTGTTGCATTAAATGCCTTGTTATACGGTGCAGGATCTATAAACATCTTCTTGACCCAGTGATGTCCCCTACCTCCGGGGTTCGTGGTTGCTCTCATGTACACTGGCAGATCAGGTGATGTAGAACGTAAACGTGATCTCATGTAGTTCCAAGCAAATGGTGTAGCCCACTGTGTAAGTTCATCAAACCCTATCCAACTAAATGCCAAACCTTGATATCGTAGTACGTCATCATCTCTATCTAGGTATGACATCCATAGTCTTGCACCTGACGGTGCTACCCATTGCATCTTTCTCTCTGACCACTTTATACCTTTCCAAATCTTTGGATAGAGTTCTTGACTTTTAAATATAAGTTCTCTCAACTCTTCTGTGGTGTGACGCAGTAGTAAGCCACTAAATGCAGGATGTCCCATGTAACGCAGAGGGTCTGCTAACATTGCGTAAGACTTACCACCTCCTGCTGAACCACCGTATAAAACTTCTCTTTCACCTGCTGCTAGAAACGATGTTTGAGGACCTTCATTTGGTTTGAAGATAACATTGTGTGCTTCTTCAACAGGTATCGCTTCTATTTGTATCTCTTTAACTGGTGGCTTCTGTTTTTGCTCCTGTACGACTTTCTTCGAGTTCTTTCGCTTTGTTGATCGCTTTTTCGGCATACTCTGCCCACTTGCGTAAGCTTGTAACTTTGTTCTTACGTTGTCGTTCATTCTTTAGCCGTTTCATCAATCCTACGTGCGATATCTCTCGTCCACTGTTTTTTGTTAGCCAGTTGGCAACTTGCCTGTATGAATACTGCCGTGTGTATGCTCTTGCCTGTTCTAATAAATCTAACTCTAACTTTACTGGTTGCAAAACATCTGGATCGTTTTCATCTACAACATAACCAAACGGTACTGTTCTCGCTATCTTAGGTATAGCCACCCACTCTTCTTCTTCTTTCATATCTGTGGGTTGTGGTAGTGTCCACTTACCTAATGATCTATTCATTGCCTTTTTCTTTTGGTGGCATTAGCATCACACCACCTGTAGCTTCTACTTGCATCTTTTCTGTTTTCACTAAACCAGTTCTGTCAAGTAACTCTTTCGCTGCAGCTAGTTTGTCACGTATACCAAGCTCTGTTGGGTCTACTAAACCACCTGCAATCGCAACAGCAGCTCGTGGTGCATTTCTAGCCATATAGTCTTGTGTAGCTTCAAGTATTTCATCTTTGATGCCCCTCATCACTTCTGTTGTGCTTGATGCATCAGAATATCCTGCTAACTTTTTAGCTGTAACTAAGTCACCACCTGCTTCGTCAAATAATACAGCTAGTAACTTCTGTTGTTTTTCTGTAAGTTGTCTTGCCATTTACGAACCTTTTTTCCATTTCTTAGAAGGAGATTTAGTTTTACTTGGACTCCATTTAACTTTGTCTGCCCAATATGCCGCAGATAATTTACCCTTGGCTATATTCTTAGCGTGTCTACTTTTAAATGCTTTTCTCTGTCCAACTGTCTGGTTAGTTTTTACACCCTTTTGTCCAAACTTTATATACTTATACTTGCCACCTTCACTAGCCATAACATGATGTGATTTACCAGACGTATCACTTGCAGGTAATCTTTGAGCTTTGTTGACCTCTCTTAGACCAACATCTTTCATCTTGTTTTTGACTCGTTCAGGTAATGCCATTAGCTTAATTGAAAATGAGGACCATCAATAAATGGTCTACGCCCAGAACTCCTACGTAAATCTATGTAAGCGTTCATAGCTTGTTCCATAGTGCCACTCCACTCGGATATATCATTTATATGCCATGCAGCTCCCCAACAAATTTTTGCACCAGTTTCTATTGATGCTTCTTTCATTGCGTCTGCTATATCATCATACATCACGATGTCCCAACTTGGGTCACTACCATCATAAGCCATTAAATCAACAGCATGTGCTGTACCGTCTTGCTGTAAAAGGTGTTTAGATTTCATCGTCTGTGATCGTCCTGCCTTGTACAACTTTTTTTGCTCTGCCAAGGAACGGACACCGTATATCACTCCAAAGTCAACAGAACTCACTTCTATGGCACGTTTTACTGTGTCCACTAATAAAGGATTTACACCTTCTAATTTACTTAAACTTCTACTAGATAATTTAAACGCCATTACTTCTTCCTCATATTAAAAAACTTACCTGCTGATCGTGTTGCAAAGCTTGCACTTACAATAGCTCCCAATGCAATCTGATACCACTGTGGCATACCTGCCAAAGCCGTAAAGCCATCTGCTACTATGCCCCTGCCCCACTCACCCATGAAGCTCAGTACCAGAGGAATACTGAAAAGCAAAGTCAGCCATTCGTCCTTCCACGAGCTTTGGGATGCCCTCATAGCAGCTAAGTCCCAATCAATCTCACCTGTTGCTTCTTTCATTCGAATAGTAGCTTCAGCCTTTTGTATAGCTGTTTTACCTTCGATATATGATGAAGCTAAACTAGATACTGAACTTATCAGTGAACCTATCATTATACGCAGTCACAATCCTCGTGGCATTTTCTATTTAGTAATGCACACCATAATCTTTTAAAATATCTTCTCAT